ATGATGTTGCTATACCAACAACACTTGTTATTCCACCATTCGCATCTTTAAATGCTTTTACCTTCGCTCCTTCTAATGGAGCATATCCAAGTCCTGGTGTTGAACCCAATGATACGATAAGTCCACCTCTTGGAACTTGATTCTGGTTTATATCAAATTCTGAGATAATAAAATCACCATTTGTAGATGTTATACCTGTAAATATGACTGTTGATATACCAGCTGTTGTATCTGATTGAAACTCATAGTTATTTCCAGTATTGTTAACTGTTAATGGAGTTTGGAATACACCATTAATGAATAGAACTCCGTTACCTAATCCGATACCTGATGAAGTATTTGCACCACCAACAGTCAAGGAATATGTTTTTCCTATTCCAGTAAAGTTATCAGATATATCATCAAATAACATATTTGTCGTATAATCAGATCTAAGGAATGTTCTTCCACTAAAGTTTGCTCTGACGAATGGTAAATTAGTCTCATCTCTTCTTGAACGATTATTTCCTTTTGGTGGATCTGCAAAGAATACTGTGCTATCAATTATGTTAAAGGAACCTCTATGAATTCTAGCAACATCATTTGCAGAATGTGTAGTTGCTGCAATTCCTAATTGTGCTCTCTCAACTTTAACAACAGGTAAAGTTGCGATACCAGCTGATACATCAGCAGAATCATTAATAGTACCAGTTGGAGTGCTTGAGAATCCAACTTCAGTTACTTTCATGTATTCTCCATTCAACTTAAGAAAATCAGTTGGTTGGATAGAGCTAATACCACTTAATACAAATTGTGATAAACCAATACCTATATTATTGTTATATGTAAATCCATCAAATACTCCGAAATTATGAGTAATAGAAGTAAATGTAATTGGTTGCTGTACAACACCATCTAAACCAATAATTGTTTTAGTTAATGGTTTCCTCATTGTAAGTTTATGAGCATTACCTCCACCAACACCTGTGAATGTAACTGCAGCACCTGTTGCAACATATTCAGGTCTTGTATATAACTCAAATCTATTTTCATCAAGAACTTTTGCGTAGACAGTACTTGGTAATATTGTAGTTACTACACCTGCCACATTCGCAGTAGCACCAATTGATACAGCAGTTGCTGCAACACCTATGAATGTTGATTCTGGTGTGTAAGTTAATTCTTCATTTGTATTAAAGAAATGACTTGGTATTGTCAGAGTTCTAGTAGAGGTACTAATTGTTCCAGTATTTGATGGATTGAATGTCTTAGAATATATTGGAACCCCATCATGTTGTATTACAAAATCTTTTTTATTTGCTCTTAGACCAGCAGCACCATCATAAGTTGATAAGAATACTCTTTGATCCACTGTACCATAAGTTAAGTCTGGTGGTGTATTTGCAAAATCACTAGCAGTATATAATATTTGATTGTATGATTGAACTTCAATTAATGAATCAAATTCAGAGTCTGGATAGAATCTTAAATTAATATCATTACCACTAATTTCACCTCCAAATGTGCCAATACCAGTGGTTGAACCAGCAGATACGAATGGATATTGAACTGTTAATATATCATCCTCATCTCTAAGTGATATAACTTGATGAACAGCTGAAGTATCACCACAAGAAACTCTTACAAGTGACTTAACAGATGTGTCAATCAACTTATTAATTGTTGCATAAGTTATTGGATTTGTAGTTCCAGTTGAATAACCTGATTGTAGTCTTGCACTTCTTTCAGAACCTGCTGGTTGTCCCGAAACTGAAAATCTATATGTTCCAATACCAGTGGTTGTAGAACCTAAACCTACAATATTTGCTCTGATGTCAAGGATATTAACCCTATCATTTTCACATTTTAACTTAACTAAATTATTTTCAACTGTTGCTGTTATAATACCGATAGCACTATTACTCAATCCTGATTTTGTATCGACATAAGTTTCAGCAATAGTTGTGTCTGTACCGTCAAAATCTACGACAACTTCATTGTAATTGATTTGTTTTGTTACTCGATCCTGAACAAATATTGAAGCATGTAACGCATTAAAATCATAAGTTGGTGTTTCTAGAATTGTTGTAGTTGTAAATCCAATAGTGGTTGAACCAACACCTGTGTTAACACCCACTAAGTCTACGTGTCCGATGCTATTTGTACCAATCCCTGTTAAATCAGTATTAAAATCTATTTTTAATAATTTAATATCATGGTCTCTTGTAAATTTCTCTGTTGGTTCAAATAATAGATTTTTTGTTCCAGATGTTAAAATTTCAGTTTCAAAATCACCTAATTTAATTGTTGTGAAGTCTGTAGTTTTTTCAAGTAAGAATGCATCACTCTCTGTTGTAATTGTAACTACTTCTGAGAATTGTGAATCATCAGTATCAGGATCAACAATTTGAATTAAATATTGTGCAAAATCTTCAACTAATGGTTCAATGACAGTGTTTGTGCTTTCAAATCCATCACTTGAGAAATTAGGACTAATATCATCATGTAATAACACTCTATTTGTTTTACATCTTGTAAAGTCTGTGAGAGTTCTATTTTTCAGAGTTAAGAACTTAGAACCATTAACTCTTGTGTCAAAATCTCTTGCAAAATCAAAATTATTAATTGCATCTACCCTTTGTTTATCATTAAGTTCAAGAACATTACCTACATCTAACACAACAGTCTGGTTTGATTCTCTAACTTCACCAACTCCAACTTTCAAACTTGATGTTACAGTTGTATCTGCAAAATTCTTAAGACCTGATGGATGAACCAATCTATTTACAGGGTTTACAAATTTTTCCCATTCAATTGAACTCTTAACAGTATATGATAAATTTTGATAGTAATCATTGTCAGGTATGACTTGATAATCCTCATTTAATTTACCAATGTCATCTAACCAACCATACTCTTGTCTATTTGAAAAATCAGTTGTAAATTTAGCTTGATTATCAACAATACTTGTTATCTCCGCAGAAACATTACTTAATTCACCTTTTATTCTATCACCAACTTTTATTTTATATTTTCCGTCAATCTTAATATAATCATTTCTCACCTCAATAACTTTAAGGTCAGTAATTATATTTCCAATAATTAAAGTTTCTTTTAACTCAAATACACCTCTAGTCTGTACTGGTTCGATTACTGGATATTTTTTCTTATTAACTAGAGTTGCATAACCAGACTGGAATGTTTTAGCGATACCAGGATTTGTTGTTACACCAGCTAAACTAAACACTGCAATACATTGTGTGCCAGCAGTGTAATCAATAACATCAAAGAATGAGTAATTATAATTTTCTGAATTATAACCAGTTCCATCTACAGTCGTGTTAGTTGATATACCACCCTGTGTAGCACCTATTCCTGCCTCTCCAACTCTTTGTATACCCTCAACAAATATTTCATCCCCAACAGCAAAAGGTTGCTCATCAAATCCATTTATTGGTGTTTCTAGGAAGCATGTTACAACTCCTGCAACGCTTGTTTGAACAGAGTTTATACCAACACCATTAGAATTATTGATTGAAACTATCTTATGTACTACAGAATCTAAACCTGTAACAGGGGAAAGGACATCAACTTTTGATATTGTTTGATTAGGAGAAAATGCTTGTATTGAAACATCATCAACAACCGTATTTGTTGCAGGATTAAATACGATAAGATTAGGGGTGCTCATGTAATCAGCACCACCACTTACAATATTAACTGATGCGATAACATCAAGATTATCAATGTTTACAACTGGAGATATAAATGCTTGTGGTCCTAGTGTTTTGTCAGAGGAATATTCGTATCCAATGTCAACGATTCTAACCTTTTTAATTCTACCAATAGTTTTTGATGTTGCAATTATATTAGCATCAGTTCCACTTGCGCTGCTTACTTTTTCAAATTGAGGTAATTTCTTGTAATTAAATCCTGGTGATAATATCCTAAAGTTTTTGATTGGACCGTGAACTGATGTAGATTTTGTTGAATACTCTATTTTTTCACAATCATCTTTTGTATATGATAAAAATTCAGGAACTGTAGGTGAAAAATCAAAAGTGTCATCTGTAACATTTGATATCTTGTACTCACCGTTGTATATACTATCAATGAATCTTATTTCAGAATAATTAGGAACTTCAGTATCAGCAGTACTAATATAACCACCTTTGGTCAATCCATAATATAAAGTAACTGGGGTAGATTCTGAATACTGAACAGTGAGTGCAGCACCTATAGGATCTGTATTATTTGTTCCAATACCTATTGTTCCTGCTGTACCGACATTAAATGAACTACTGTCCTGTGAACTTAGATATTCGTTTGTAAGGTTTTTATCGTAGAATATCTTAAAATCAAAGTTTGCTAAAGTTGTACTAGACAATCCAAACGTTAATTTAGAATTTTTAACAACGTCAATTCTAGGATTAATAGGAGCAATAGATTGAGTACCACCAGTATTCGCTGTTATAGGAGCGATTCTTATAGGATTGACATTCAAATCTTCTATTGTTTCACAAAGTTGGAATCTTCTACTACTTACTCTGTTAACAAAATAAGTTCCCGTGCTTAAACCAGTTGCAAAACCCTCATAAAAAACTTTATCTCCTGTCTTAAATCCATGCTCAAGAATGTCTATCTGGTCAGTCTCAACATTACTAGCGGTGAATGTTATAGGATTTATAATTAACTTATCAAATTCAGAATTATAATTTAAATTAATGGATGTTGTTGTTCCTATTCCAACTGCTAAGTTTGGAACAACGTTTATTTTTACAACATCACCCTCTACTAAATTATGAGTTGTAGTATTTGCTGCTGAAACATTTGTAGATACAGTTGTAGTAATTTTGTCAATATCACCTCTTACCTGTTCTTTCTGAGATTCAAAGAAGTATAATGAAGAATTAATACCAGAATTTGAACCATTTGTATAGAAGAATAATCCTTCGCTTGTGCTTCCAATTCCAACTTTTGAAGTAACTAAACCTATGTTATCAGGACCTTTATTGATTACAAACACTTCAGTTGAATTTGTACCTAAAAATGGTAATTTAAATTCTTGAACTAAATTTGTTGTACCAACGTCAAATCTATTTGCACCATTTCGTTTATTAATAGTTAATTTTTGTCCATTTTTAAATGGATGATTTGGTATTCTTATCGTCCTTGTGGGTATTGAAACCTCAGTTACTTTATCACCAATAAATGTATCAACTTTAATAGCACCACCTATTGTTGTTCCGATACCAACGGACTGACGACCATTAAAATAAATTAGGTCATTTACTTCTGAATTGAATTTAATTGTTTCGACAGGTATTGATATTTGAGTATTCAATATGTCAACGTTTGATCCTAAAGTATGTGCTATACCTGTATGCCTTTGAATGCGAACTACATTTTCACGAGGGAATATACCTAATACCTTTAGTTCCTCTGTATCACTAGTATTACCAGATCCAACTCTAATTGACCCTCCAACAGATAGTGAATTGGGTATTTCAGTTAAAATAACATCTTGAATAAGTCCAGCAACACTTCCAACAGTCATACTTGATGCTAAACTCACTCTATGTGTAGAAACACCTACATTGAATGAGTCAGTTAAATTTTTAACGTTTGTGCTTAATCCTGATATTGATACTGCGTCTTGATTATTAACTTCTATAAATGGAAAGAAATGACCAGTAACTTGATTACTTCCATTATATTCAAATACAGCATTATTAAATGATGTTATATTAGTATCAATTCTTGATATCCCAATACCAACAATTTCACTTACTTGTGCTTTGAATCCAGAACCGTTAGTTTCTTCATCATTAAATTCAGTTAAATCACCTATCTTATAATCTTGTCCACCGTTTAATATTGTAATAGCATCTACATCACCTTTGGTTACTGATTCAATGACTGATAATTGTCTTATTTTTTCATATGATTCAATTACAAAGTCATTTCCAGCAAAAGGTTCATCAACAGTATATGGTAAAGTATTTCTTCTTAACCCTGAATTATTAAAATCAAAATCTTGATCAAGTAATTGATTTTCCTTTATAAAAGGTGATCTATAAGTATTACCTATGAAATATGGATAATTACCCTCTAATTTGTTTGTGTTTGTACCTAACCCAACTGTAGCAAAATATGCATAGATTCCGTTTGGAAACTCTGGTGTTTTACCAAATCTACCATTATGAATATCTAGATCTCCAGATTCATCAAACACATGATCCTCTACAAAAAATCCTGGTGTATATCCAGTAGGTCTATTAACAACTTGTGTTGTATCTAATTTGTAAGAAGATTTAATTATTTTTAAATCAGAGTTAATATTATCAGGATCTGAATATCCAAAAGGTCCGTAGATTGGGTTTCCATCATATGCCCAACCAATTATTGGTGAGTGACCTGTTATTTGATTAAACTCATTTGTATTTGGGTTAACTGTAAATGTATTTTCAAAATTTTGTGCTGTTTGTTGTGAGTAACCTAATTGACTAAACTTTAATAATCCATCTTTTGTAGATAAGAATGAGTCACCAAATCTATTTTGATTGTTTAACGTAAGACTTCTAACTCTCGCTGTAAAACTTGAACCTTGTCCTCGTGGAAATGCTCTAACTTCGGTTGTATTAGGGCTATATCCAATACCAGGATTTGTCACAATAGCATCAATAACAAATCCTCCCTCTATAACAGGTCTTACAATAGCACCAGAACCAGTGCTTGATATAACTCTAATTTCAGGACTTGAATTATATTCTCTTCCTCTGTTTACAACAGCAACGTCAGAAATTTTACCATCAACAACAATTGGTTTAAATTCAGCAAATCTACCATTTTCTATAGAGACTTTAGGAATAACTTGCTTATCTAAGGTTGTTGAACCATAATTAGTTCCTTCTTCATACAGGTATGCACCAAGAATCTCACCAGTTACAACAGGTGTTATAGTTATATCACCAGTAACAGTTGAACCATAAGAAACATCAACATTTACCTTAATTTGCGGATAATTAAATATTTGGAATCCTGAACCAGAAGTATCAAAGTTTACATACTTACCTCTATTGAAGTCAACGGTTGATGTTGCACCAATACCAGCATCTGCTAATTGGAAAGTATCATTAGTTAGTTTCTTAATATAATAGGATGATGTAGTTGTTAAACCTTGTACAGGGGTAGTCTCAGCAGAGTATTCTACTATTTCACCAGTTTGAAAACCATGATTTTTAAAGGTTATCACATTAGATGAAGTAGATATACCAGCAGGTTTAACTCTTAGTTTACGATGAGTGTATCCAGAACCCTCTTCTAATACCTTAACAGCAACTAATGTATTTTTACTTTCAGTTTTAAACTTATGAATACCACTCGCAGCAGTGTCTGTTGACAATCCGACTGTGTTGATACCAGCAGTTCCAAATATTGCATCTACTCTTGTGTTAAATATCCTAACTGTAGATGGATTTATAATTCTTACATAGTATGGTGCACCATCTGATAGTGTACCAGTAATTTTATTTTCAAGATCAAATGCAGTTCCAATACCTATTGGTTGATTATTATTAGCACTATAGTAAACTAATTGTCCATCAACTAGATTATGATTTGCCGAAAATGTAATTGTTTCATTTTCAATATCAACACCACCATTAAAAAATACATCTCTACTATCAAATAGTAATTCTCTATTTCTTTCACCTAGTATTGGTTGTAATACACATCCACTTCCGTTACCACCAGTTAGTGAAATACTTTGTATAGAATCAATATCAAACTCTTGAGGGTCTACAAAGACCTGTTTTACAGTACCTTGTACAATTGGTTCTGCTGCTGCTCCAACTCCAGAACTTGTTTCAATACCAATAATAGGTGGATTTAATACATCATAACCTGATCCAGAATTTAAAAGGTCAACAGACTCTAAAGATCCAAAGTAAATTTGATTATCTGAAATAGGTGATCTAATCTGAACACCATTTATCAATATACCAATGTCAGTTGTTGGTATCTCTTGAGCAGATGGGACAAATAAGTTTTGAGATAATGGGAATTTTCTTAAAATCTTATCTGCCTCTAAAGTTCTACTTGCATGTCTCTTTAGTACAAATTTGTGAACATCACTAGTTGATGTGGTTGGACCTACTTGAACTGTGCTTGCAGTACCTATTTGTGCTGTTGAATTGAATAATCTAATTTGAGATATATTTTGATTAGCACCTGGTAGTACAGGATCGACATAATATGTTCTTCCAGTATCTAAACCAATTAAACCATCACCATCAGTTTGGTAAATGATAGCATCACCTTGTATAAATTTAATATCTTCACCTGGTGGTGGAGTAAATTTGATAAAACTATATTTTTGATTTAGTGGATTAAATCCATCTAGATTAGATTGTGTACCACCTGTTATTGTTTCTTCAATTATATTTTGTGTTATATCATAACTTGGTAGAGAGTTAGATGCAACATATCCATCTTGGTTTCCATCTACATAAACATTTAAGGTATCTGCAATAATAGTATTGTTACCTTGGGCAAGTGTAACACCTGTGCTGTTTACTTTTTCAATTATTCTTCTAATATCATAATGTTGTCCTGCTTGTGGTGTAAATCCAGCGATATTAGTTGCATTTATTTGATTTAATCCTACGTCAATACTAGCAATCTGACCACTTCCAACTATGACTTGTTCATTTCTTTCTAATATTTCAAATCTATCACCAACTTTTAGATAAGCTTTATCAATAAATGTATTTAATTTAAAGGTAGAACCACTTATTTCTACTTGAAATCTTGAAGCAGTATTATAAATCCATGAGTTTGCAAATATCTGTTTGTAATTATCCTTATCATTTTCTATTTTTTCACCTATATTTTTTACAAAAAGGTTTTCTTGCTCATTAATCAAACTTATATCAGTGATTGGAACTAACTCTGATAACACACCAGTGATTCTTAAATCAACTCTCTTCGATAAATCACCATTTTCATATCCAAATATAGTTTCATCTGAGCGTAAATCTGTTGCAGTATTGATACCAACACCAACACCTGAACATCCAAAGAATTGATTTATTGATTTTGAAGTGTATTGAATCTCTGAATTAGCACCAGCGATTATAGTTCCTGTAGTTCCAAACCCCACAGTCGAATCTACGTCTATAATTGTTGCACCAGCAGTTACTCCACCTATTACTTTTGTTTTACCTGGTACTGTAAA